AGGTATTCGAATTGCAGGGATAACTCATGAATTCTCAACAATAGATGGTGTCAGAGAAGATATTACAGAATTGCTATTAAATTTTAAAGGAGTAATAATTAAAGGTAAAATAAATGAACCACAATTTGGAAAGTTAAAAATTCAAGATCCTATGGTTGTAACAGCAAACTTAATTGAATTACCTGTAGGATTAGAAATTGTAAATCCAAATCATTATATTACAACAACTTCAACATCAACACTTTTAGAAATTGAAGTAAAACTTGAATTTGATAAAGGATTCTCTTTAACTACTTCACCAATTTTGAGTTATAAAAATGATAATTTTTTAGAAATTGATCGAAATTTTACCCCAATACAAAAAGCTGTATTTAAATTGAATAGCTGTGAAGGGAATGAATTTATAATTTTTAGTATTTGGACCAATGGAAGTATTTCACCTGAAGAGGCAATTTATGAAACTTGTAAAATTTTAGTAGATTCGTTTACTTCAATTATGAAAAATCAGGTTATTAATAACATAAGTTTAAAAGATCAATTTCAAACGTCTGTTCTACGACACATTTGGGACAAGTGCTAATAAGACTTACTTCATCCCCAAATGTTGCTCTTCTAATAGCCAGCAAAAGAGCTTCTCTGTCCCCAGATAATAGGGAGGTCAATACTTCTTTATCGGCTTTTTTACCACCTACGGATACCACGCCTCTATTTAAAATGGCTAGAAGCGCTTTACCCGGTTCTAAAATTTTTACTATAGCCTCTTCATCAGCGCCAGTTAGTTCTCTGACTTCTGCATCTGTATAGACGGTTCCATCAAACTCTACATAGCCTCCTGGAAGAGAGACAGCAGTTTGCGGAAGAGACGGAATAGTCACCTGTAAAGGTGAACCCGCCTCTTCCACAAGCTCAACTGTCTGAGGTTGCAACGCTTCTTCTGCGATCTTATTTGCCAATGCGGGATTTTTAGCCGCGTTAATAGTTGTAGACATTTATTATTCCTTTTAGTTATCTGCTGCTGAGTTTTCTGAAGCTTGTACAGCTCCATTTGAGTTAAATACGGCTGCTGATGCAGCGTAGTTACTTGCGTAGGTTGCATCCCAACCTTCGTGAACTACGGTCATTTCTTCAACCATAAGGCTGTTGCCTCCAGCATCTAAACCGCTATAGGATACGTTAGTAACCCAAGCGTTATAGATGCGGAAACGCAAAGCTACGTGTGGTTGTGCATCTGCTCCAGCGGTTTGTCCGGTTGAACTTGTTAAGCCTTTAGCATTAGGGTGGCTTAGAACGCTGAGATCAATATCGCAGCGGAAATCTGATCCTACCCCAGCCTCCGCACCAGAAGAGATTACAGAGAAGAGACGTCGCATCCACTTGTAGTGCTGTGACGTACCTCCGAGCATAACTCCTCGGCTAAAAGTTACTGGACTAAAGGTTGTTTGACCAGGCAGCTGGTGCATAGTCGTGTTGTATCCACCTTCGCGGTATGCGATAGATTCAGTGGCTACAGTCAGTCCTGAAACTGAAGTGAAACCAATTTTGGGATTAAAGAACTTTCCCCCAGTGTCCCACGATGTATCAGGAGCGATGAATTCAACTAAGAATCGAAAGTTACGGATTGGATCCGTAGCCAGGGTACTTAGTACGTTAGTAAATGCGGCCATGTTTGTTTATCTCCTTACGCCGTGGCGCTTCCTGTGATTTGTCCGATATTAATGACAATGAATTCAGCTGGGTACTCAAGAGCTACACCGATTTCAATATTAACTCTACCGTTGCTAATCTCAGCGTTGGTGTTGTTTTCAGCATCACACTTTACGTAGAATGCCTGTGCTGGTGTTGCTCCGCGAAGTCCGCCTTGAGACCAGTATGTGCGTAGGAAGTTTCCTAGAGCAGTACGTAGCTGGTTCCATAGCCGTTCACTGTTATTCTCAAAGACGGCAAACTCACTGCGATTAGTAAGTTCTTTCTTTAAGAAGATTAAAGAGCGGCGTACATTTATATAGCGTTCTCCAGGAACGTTATTGAGTGTACGTCCACCCATGATTACAATTCCTCCGCCAGGAATATTGCGAAGAGCATTTACTGGAGCAGAAGAAGAGTTGAGGTTGTCAAGTTCAGCATTAGTCAATGATTTTTCTAATGCAACTGCGTTAGATACTCTAGTACCAAAACCAGCAGGTGTCTTAAACACTCCGCGAGAAGCATCGGTTTCTAGATACTTGCCCATAGCTGCTGCTGCTGGAGGTAACAATCTTGTAGCTCCTGGAGCAGACTTTAGTTGATCTGGGATAACTACCCATGGATAGTACGCAGCTACGTTACCGCCATCGCCTGATGCAGCAAACGCAGTCTTAACGTCCTGTACGAAGGTAGTAGCTTCCGCCTGTGTAGACCCTGCAGGAACATCGATTACTGCAAAGACGTCTCCACGATTTTCGGCATAGCCAGCAGCGTCAGCTAACAAGTTGATCATAGATGTACGGTCCGCGTTATCTCCTCCTGATGCAAACTTATAGGCAGCATCAGCATTGTTTAGAAGCAATGGAGAGGTAATTGGATCAAACGTAAGAAGCGCTGTTTGATAATTAGTTCTTGATGGGGCTGAACCGTCATTTCCACCGCTTAGTGCTGTAGCCGAAATAACTGCTGGTTGATTATCGGGGGCAAATGTTGCCGACTCTTCATCAACAAGTGTTATGTAGTTTGAAGCGGAGTTTACATATGCCACAGCATAACGAGAGTTAGTACTGCTCATACTGAGGTCTGTAAACTGCTCAAGTACTCCTGAAGCATCTGAAATAATTAAATTAAAAGTAGTTGTAGAAGCAGATTTAACCTGTACCTTTAGGTTGTTTCCCCAAGTTCCAGGGCTTGAAGCGTACACCGTTAGTGTAGCCGCAGCAGAAACTGCTCTATCGTTTAGAGTCAAAGAAGCTGCTTCAGCTCCAGAGCCAACTACACGCTTAATATATGCCTGACGTCCACCGTTAGCAAAGAAGGAATAGACTCCCCAAGTTGCGCTGTAAATGTCAGAAACGTTGCCAAATGTTTTGGCAAACTCGTACCAGCTTGTTACTAGTACTGGTGAAGTGATAGGTCCTTTAGCAAAGGCTCCTAAAAATGCTCCTCTAGCAGTACCGTCAGCAGCTGGCGTAATTGATTGAGGCAGGGCGACTTCATTGATGAAGACTCCCGGTCTACTATAAGTAGCCATCCTATATTACTCCTTGGTTGTAGGTTGTTTTCTTTGGGTTCCGATTAATCATTGTTTAGTACTTCAAATGGGATGGACTGATTATTAAACGTGATTATTGGCGATTGTGTTACAGGAACAAGCTCTTCGAGTATTGCTGGGAATATCTCTGCGCTTATTCTTACGTTAAAAACCGTACTGAAAAGACGTTTTCCGTTCTCGTCAATACGATCTCTTTTGGTAAGTCCCAGAAAGTCCAAACGGCGAACCGTATTGTCTTCTGGAATAACTAGTAGGCCAAACCGTAAAGGTAGCCTTTGACCCTGAACTAGGGCCGCAAGTATTTGCCTATCGTGTCTTGGCTGTCTTGCCCAAGTAGTGATTTGATAATCTAGGTTTACTGGCACTGGAAATTCTGTACCATACTCTAGCTCATCATCTACACCCTCAGGAACATAGTTCAAACCCTCTATAAATCCTCGATGTGCTCTTTCAAAGTCTTCTGATAATCCCACAAACTCTATGGTTATATATGGGTAGGATTGATTTCTTATTTCCAACTCTGGTTGACCAAACCATACTCCCACAGGTCTAGCTGCGTTGCCTGAGTCAGAGACCGTGATTCCTGTAAGAGATGTCTTTAGAGCTTTATCTTCATTAAGAACTATAGGCATTAGACAACCCCCATACTTTTAAGGCTGTATGAGATGCCGGAGGCAAAGGTATTGCTGCTGACGTAATTTGTCAGGAAATCTCTAATTGCTGGGTTCATTACCCGGCTTTCTGTCCCATATTCTAAGTCATGTACTTTTTGGGAAAGATTCTCTGGGTAAAAGACTATGTAAGATCCATCTTGGTTTCTTATGGATACTTGATTAGCTACGGCCATAGGCCAACCCCGTCTAACGAGGTGCGCCCTTAGTTTCTTGGTCTGCTGCGTAGAATCATACGAAGCGCCTTCAAGAAGGGAGTTTTGGATTATTTCTGATAATCTCACTTACGCTTACGCTCCGTAACAGTTTTAGAAATTAGACTTGCTGATAACCACCCGACTATAAAAGCTCCAGGTCGTACTTTCTTGTCTAGTCCTAAAACGCCACGAAGAAATTGTTCTCTATCGGCTTCAGATTCAGCTCGATTGAGGCGGTCAAGAAATGCGATCATCAGGGTTCCTCCACAGTGAAGGCGTAAGTAAATCAGCAGGGTTCCGGGTTTCCCCGGCGCAATCCAAGGATAAATGAAAAAGCCCCCATATAGGGGGCTAAATCATCACTTCTTTTTATGCTTCTTTTTTCTTATGTTCCCGCTTTTCCTCAGCCTTTTCGCCCTTCTTACCTTCTTTGGCTTCGTGGCGTTTTTCTACCTTCTTCTCAGCCTTTTTCTTTAGGCGTTCGTCAATCTTACGATCGGCGGTTTGGCTTTCAGGTTTATTGCGCTTACCGTGAGCTTTGTCCAGCTTTTCAAACTCTTCTTTTTCC